ACTTGAGCAGATCGGTAAACTTGCAAAAGGAGTGGAGCGTTTCGATCTGGTACGCGAAAAGACAAAACATTTTAAGACTCATTCCCTTAAGGAATCTCGGGCATGTGCACACTGTGGAGCTCGTACCATCGCTAAGGTCTCAAAGATTGAGAACTCTGTAGCGGCTCTTCAGGCACATACATACGATGAGGAAGCTGAGCCAATTCCTCTTCAGCCAGAACTTGTACTCCGCTGTTTTCAGCGCATTACAGATGATCACGTCACGATGATTGGGTTTAACCCTAAGTTCTCTCGTCCTGATTGGATGATATGTACGGTTCTGGCCGTACCGCCATTGACGGTTCGCCCGTCGGTAGTGATGGACGATAACCAGCGCATGGAAGATGATCTGACCCACAAACTTATTGATATTGTTCGTCAAAACAACAAGCTTCGTGAGAAGATTGACAAAGGAGAAAATGCAGATATGATTGATAAGCTTACTGAGTTCCTTCAGTTTGATGTTGCTACATATGTTGATAATGACATCAAGGGTCTTCCACCAACTGCAGACCGTTCAGGACGCCCTCGCAAGACTCTCAAGTCTCGTCTGGGTGCCAAGACAGGTCGCGTGCGTGGTAACTTGATGGGCAAACGTGTTGACTTCTCAGCCCGTTCTGTTATTACTCCAGACCCAAACATCGACGTAGATGAGCTTGGTGTCCCAGAGGAAATAGCAATGAACTTGACATTCCCAGAAGTTGTAACGTCGTACAATCGTGATAGGCTTATGGCTGCAATCAAGAATGGTCCAGACAAGTATCCTGGTGCCAAGAACGTCTTCAAGAAGGATGAAGGAAAGGCATTCCGTCTTGGATTCGTCAATCGTGACCTGGACATCCAGGAAGGTGATATTGTTCATCGTCACCTGGTAGATGGGGATGTTGTGCTTTTCAATCGGCAACCATCTCTTCACAAGGCATCCATGATGTGTCATCGTGTCCGTGTTCTGCCTTACTCAACCTTCCGTCTGAACGTATCAGCTACCAAGCCATACAATGCAGATTTTGATGGTGACGAGATGAATATGCACGTGCCTCAGAGCATTGCAGCAGCAACAGAATTACGGGTCATTGCCACCTTGCTTCGTCAGATTATATCACCTCGTACTTGCCAGCCAATTATCTCTGTATTCCAGGACACTCTGACTGGCTCTTACCGCATCTCACAGCCCAATGTAATCATCCCAGAGCACATTGCTATGAACATCTTGGCCCGTACCCCAAGATCAATTTCAGACTTCAAGCGTATGGATCTTCCTATGTCTGGCACAGATGTAGTATCCCATGCCTTTCCTCTCATGAATCTAAAAGGCAATGTAACAATTGAAAACGGTAAACTTGTGAAGGGAGTTCTGAATGATGGTGCCCTCAAGGGTGCATCCAGGGGTGTTGTTCATTCAATTTATAATGAGTTTGGTCCAGTCCAGTGTGGAGCTTTCATCAACTCTCTTCAGAACGTTGTAACCAAGTACAATCTACTTTCTGGTTTCTCTACAGGTCCTTCGGATCTTATCGCTTCTATAGAGGCATACCAAGCCATTGATAAGGCGATCGGAGACAGTAAGCAGAAGATTTCCGATGTTCTATCATCAGTACATGCAGGTCGTTTTCTGAACCTTTCAGGACGTGCCGATGGTGAAGAGCTTGAGAACAACATTCGCGCAGCTATAGGTGATATGAACAGCAAGGGCACTACAACTGTAGTAGATGACCTTCCAGGAACAAATCGTATGATTATTATGTCAGACAAAGGAGCCAATGCAAAAGGTACTGCAGCTGTAAACATTACCCAGATGATTGCCTTTCTGGGACAGCAATATGTTGATGGTGCTCGTATCAAGTATACAATGGACAACCGTACTCTTCCTCATTTTGCAAAGTTTGACGATGGTCTAGAGTCACGTGGCTTTGTTGAAAATTCATTCATTGCTGGTATTCGGCCTGCAGAGTTCTTCTTCCACGCCATGGGTGGACGTGAAGGTTTGATTGACACTGCCGTTAAGACGTCAGATACTGGTTACATTCAGCGTCGACTAGTAAAGCTCATGGAAGATATTCACGTAGAGCAGGATGGAACTGTACGAGATATTAATGGTTCGATTGTTCAGTTCCTATATGGTGAGGACGGTATTGATGCCACTGGGATTGAGAAGCAAGATTGTGATCTCGGTATTCTAACCATGGAACAAGTCTACGCTCGGTTTGCCGCTACAAAGGATGACTTCAAGGCTGTATCTCCAGACACCGGAGAATCGCCAAATGACATGGTTGACCAGATTCTTAATGACCGCAATATGTTCGTAAAGCGCGTGATCCGATATACAAATAAGACTGATGTCAGGGCACCTGTTCATCTTCAGCGCCTTGTTGACAAATATCGCAATAACTACCTGGTAAAGACCGATTTGACACCAGAATACGTTGTTGATGAACTTGACAAACTCTGTAAGACTCCTTATATGGCAGATAACTACTTGTTTCACTGCTTACTACGCTTCAATCTTGCTCCTAAGAGGTCAATTATTGTAAACCGGTTTACAGTTGCATTATTTGACGAGCTGATTCGCGATATCAAGTACAAGTACAAGAAGGCACTTATACATCCTGGGGAGATGGTAGGTCCTCTGGCTGCACAATCAATCGGTGAACCAACAACTCAGCTAACACTGAATACTTTCCATCAAGCTGGTACCATCAAAGCGAATGCAACCCAAGGCGTTCCTCGTATTCAAGAACTGTTGAGTGTATCTCAGAACCCTAAGAATCCATCCAATGTAATCTATCTGATGCCAAACATGTCAGACCATCAGGGTTCTATCTCAAGCATGAAGGAAATTCAGAAAACAACTCTACGGGACATTACCAAGTCGGTTAGAATCTACTACGACCCAAATCCACTGTCATCAAATACGATTGTTCAGGAAGACAGGGAGATTCTTCTCTCTTATGAGAAATTCAGTATCAGTCATGGACAGAACTGTGTATCGCCTTGGATTATCCGACTTGAGCTGGACCCCAATCAGATGCTTTCACGAAACATCCTGGATATGACTAAAATTCGTACCAAGATTGAAAGCAATAAAGTTCTGAGAGTATTCGAGTGTGTTCACCCTGATACAAATACGACAGGAAAGTTGGTAATGCGTATCACGTTCGGAAATGACGTGGTAAAGAATGCACTGTCTTTAAGGTTTATTGAGGACAAACTATTGGACACTACGCTAACTGGTATTGATGGTATTGGACGTGTATTTCCTCGTGAGAAGCTAGGTGAGTTGAGCTTCGATGAGCGTGTTGGTGGGTTTGTTCCCCAGTCCCAGTGGGTTCTGGACTCCGAGGGAGCTAATCTGCTTGACCTATTTGTGTTTCCTAATGTGGATCCATCGCGTACTTTCTCAAATGACATACATGAAATTCTAAATGTATTCGGCATTGAAGCAGCGCGTATGGCACTCTACGAGGAGATGATGGCAGTGTTTGGTGCCGACAGTATCAATTACCGTCACCCATGCTTACTTGTGGATGCCATGACTTACCACGGGTATCTGATTGCTATTGACAGGTTTGGTATGAACAAGTTGGAAAATGGTGTTCTAGCCAAGTCATCTTTTGAGATGACATCCAAGATCTTGTTTGATGCTGCAGTGTCAGGTGAGTTTGATACTATGCGTGGCGTCTCAGCAAACATCATGTTTGGTCAGAAGCCCCCTTGTGGTACTGGATTTGTGGATATTCTAGTAGACGAATCTCGGATGCCTGAGGGGCATGAGGAACACGACTTATTCACTTCAGAACTTGCACACGCGAATGCCCTTGTTGAGCAAGAAGAGAAGAAGGATGATGCCGATGGCCAGTGTCGTATGGATGATATCGTCATGAGTTGGTAAATTAAAGACTCTTTAGTTTCAGGGGTAACCCATGACCAAATAATAACATATATGCCAAAGCAACAGCATACAATAAAATACTTCTGCGTTCAGCCACAAAGCTTGATTGACCTAGACCAAATTTCATGGCAACATATCCTATAACTCCAATTACTAGTGAGTGTAAAACCATCATCCAATGACCTTCCATTTTATTTTTAACGCAATAAACTTTATATTTAGGATCATGAGTTGGTGATTAAAAACGTAATCTAAGTTTACAGAAACTTGAAGAAAGAACCCTGGCGAAAATGACTTCGCCAGATTATGTATCCGCCTTCTTCGACGCTGTTGAAAAAGGCGACAGAGTGAAAGCGACTTCCTTTGTAGAAAAGTGTGGCGTACATCCAGATGTCCTATCTTCGGAGGGACATACTGCATTGATGTGGGCTAGCCAGGTAGGAGACTACGAGATGGCTGGACGCTTAGTTTGGGGGCTAAATGCAGACCCAGACAAGCGAGTGGATGACAACGTTTCTGCTTTGATGATTGCATGCCAATGGGGCCACATAAGAGTGGCCTCATTGTTGATCGACAGCGTGTACGTAGACATTAATGCAAGAGTTACCAGCAATGGTATGACCCCCTTCATGTTGGCCTGCCTAGGCGGGCACTTGGAGGTAGTTAAACTTCTGGTGAACCAGGGAGCAAGCACAAAGTTTGTTTGTAAGGGTTCTCCAGAAAGTCTCCTAACAGGAGCAAGTGGTTATGATCTTGCATGTCTGCATGGAAAAGCTGACGTTGTGGAGTACCTGAGAAGGATATAGGTGGAATGACACCATTTTTAGTTGCTGTACGCCAGACCGCCCATGCCGGACATCACACGTAGGACGTTGTAGTTGACTGCATATACACGCACGTTCCAATCACCTTCATCAGTTGCATTTGGACCAAATCCAGGCTCCCCAGAAGTGCCTGCCATATTCATTACAATCGTGGCTGTATCAATGCGTGAGAAGTTACACGTGCCAGAAGGCTGGTGCTCCTCTGGACGCAGAGCAAATGAATACATGTAGACGCCACCGCCGGGAGTTAGACGCCCAGTGTGATGCTGGTAAGGCTGAACCCTATTGAAATAATCACCATAACGACGATCAAGGCGATCCTGACCATTGATCTGAAGCCACTGCTCAAATACAGGGTCTACGTCATATGTGAAAGGCCGTAGACGAGTTACTGCAACTTGTCGTTGTGTGCCAGAAGTTACAGTAAAACTAGTAATAGCGCCTGTAGTTACTGTGTTAACAGTCAAAACAAAATTTCCATCTGCATAAGCGATCGCTCCAGTTCCAAAGCTGCTTGCATTAAATGTTAGAGTCTCACCAACTACATATCCAGAGCCGGGGTCTGCAAGATCAACATCTACACTACCATCCTTATTAAACTTAAAATCGAATTTTGCACCTGATCCTCCTCCCGAAGTACTGTCTTGCTGTTCATTATTGTAAGTACCAACATAGGTAGTATATGCATATGGCCGGGTATTGTTGGCTGCAACCCGACAGTCCGTATACCCTGCCGGCTGAACAACCCAAATGAGTTCCTTTACGGGGTGGTTAAAGGTCAGATCAATACGGTTATTTGCTCCTCGGATACCCTTATCTTCATTAAACTGAGTCTGCTCGATGAGATACTCATGACTTGCCTGAGCCATACGACGACGCTCTTCGGTGTCTAGATAGATGTAGTCAATGTATAGGGCAGCCTGGACGGCCTGGGGAAGAAATTGGATACCTGGCTGATTATTGCCTACGGCGGCGTTATTAAAGTTTCCAGCAATCAACTGGGGCTCATTCCATAGAACATTAATCTTTACTTCGTGGTATTGGAGTGCAATAAGAGGAAGTGCAGCGCCCGGGTTCCGAGTAAAGAAGAAGGGCAAAGGAATGTACAAAATGTTCAACTTATTTTGACGACCATCTGTTGCACATCCTGGACCATACGCCAAACGAGCTGCACCATCACCTTCACAGGGCCCCTGGAGGAGATTTGTAAGTTTTACAAGCTGGTGATATTCGCTTGTTAGGCCTCCCCATATGGTCATAAACTCAGAATACATACGGTCAATCAGCTGACCACCAATATCAAGTTCCACATGACGAATCAAATTGTATCCGAGGGAAGATCCATCATTATTCCAGTAGTAATCAACTGTGCCATCACTATTTCTTGCTCCTGTCCATCCAGCAGGAGCCGGAATTGTTTTGGGCAAAACAACCTCGACGTAGGTTGAGTATAGCAGATCGGCATGACGACCTACCATGGCTGTTTGCTTAGTGCCCCACTGGACTTGGCCAGAAAAGTTGATACGAAAGGGCTCCATAGCAAAGTTAGTGTGGCGCTTGAAAAGACCCTTCCAGAATGTGATCTGGGGGTTCCCTGAAATATATGCATCCTGAGCTCCGTATGCAACGAGTTGAAGTAAACCGCCACCCATTTGTCTTTATATGTTAGTTATACTCATTTTTTCTAATGACGACGGCTGTGGCGACGACGACGAGTCTTGCGACGACGCCCTCCAACATCTTGGGATACAGTAGGATCAGCAGCCTTTTCTGTACCAGTAGTGGCAGGCGCTCCAGTCAGAGGAACCTCCTCTAATTCACTATCGGCACCGCCAGACATGCCACACTCGCCACCACCTCGCTTGGCCTTGTGCCAGGTCTTCTTGGCAGCCAAGATAACCTGCTTGAGACCCATACCCTTCTCGTATGTGCCCTTGGACTTCATCTGCTTCATCGTCTTCTTGATGTGAGCTAACCACTTGTTTGGCATTTTATTAAATAACGCAGAAGAAAGTTCATCAGATGACGATTGACTTATCGCCCGTGACAGGATTAGAATCGTATATTGGAGAAGTATGAGCCATAGGCTGAAAGGAATGTGTAACAGGGTCGGGCAACACAGGTGCTTTTGCTTCTACAGGCTTGTATCGTAACTCTTCGGGTTTCATGACCAAACTTGCATCTTGAAACTTACCAATATATATCTCTTGCATAGAATCCACGGATCCGTAGTTCATCAAATTCCATTGACATCCGTAGCTAAATAGAATGGTTGGATTGTTATTCTTCAAATCTGGAACAGCGCTAGGCACTACCATGGTAATGTTTGTACGGTTTGATGTAATCAGTTCATCATGGTCATAAGGTTGTGAAGCTTGCATATAGGTCAATCTACGCAGATTGGATGTTGCCCAGGATAAATTTACAAGTTCTTCCATGTTTGTTCCTTTCACGCTTGCCCCAGATACAATAATTAACTTTCCCATCAAATTAATGATGGGTTCCTGAGCAACATTCTTGCTGTTGTACGAATACTCTAGACCAAGCATGAAACGCCTACAAGTGTTTTTCAGAATTTCAGCAGCTGCATCAATAACATTCCTCTTATCGGTATGAAAGACCAAGCTGAGGATAAACGGATCGCTAGCTACCTTACATTCGGTTGGATTAAATGCAGAATTGGATATTGCTACACAACAGGCATCAAATGTTACAGAGTTATAGGCATAGTCATATCCAAGTGTTTCGTTCTTTAAGCCCACAACTGGAACATCATTGTCTCCTGCATAAACATCAAGTTCAATTAATCGAGCACCATCCTTGATAACAAGAGGAATCATCTCCTCGGAAATGTAATCGCTTGAACTTGCTCCTGGGAATACTGAATATGCCGAAGATGCAATATAGTAATCACATAGCCGTGTATTATCTTTTGATGCTCCGAGAGGGGCTAGGTTCATTACACGCTGGTATGCATTGTGGTTGTTCTTTCCTATCAACATCACAGATGCAGGATTACCACGAATAGCTGCCCAAATAGCTCCAAAAATTGCAAAGATAACGATTAGTCCCAATCCCAGCATTAGAATCATTCCAGTATTTTGTCTGAAATACTCAAGAATACCTTCCATATTATTAATTACCCTCTTTAAAAAGAAGCCTGCGAAATACATTGATTGCATCGTCTGAAATTTTTTGATCCATAGGAATCTGGTTGAGACATGAGTAGTGGAAGTACAATGAATAAATTCCACATTCCGAATCCTTGAACTGGTGTCGAGTTTTATTATACGTTGTCAACATTGGCTTATCATGGATGTTAGTTGTTTCCCATGATTCCTTCCATCGCTTCATGAGTTTCCGAATAGACTTCTCTGGTTTCTGAGAATAAGAATCAAAGTATGTTATGCGTGGTTGTTCGAGTTCTGGTCTGATATCGCAAAATAAGGCTATCCAATGCTGTCCTGGACCAGTGTGAACATCTGTGTTAAATATAATCCCAATTTGCGACTTCCCTTTGCGATAAAGGCTTTTTATGTCAGTTGAACACAGGACATCAACCAGACATTGACCTGTTTTGGATTTTAAATCAAAATCAATCGGAATACAGCCTAAAAATACGTAGTTCTTGAAAAGTTTTTCGTATTCCTTTTCTACTCGGTCAATGTCAAGAGAACTCAGCCATTCTGTAGGATTCACAATCCAAGCGTCTGGGGCCTTTGGACGACCCAGCATGTGAGAGATGATACATTCAGACCTACCAGTAGTACATTTAGAATGAAACCGGTGTTGTAAATTTTTCCAGATTTCTTCTGCTGATCCATCTGGGATAGGACTCTCTTTTTGATGCTCAGAATTGTAGACCGTTCTCAAATGTTTAACTTCATCTTCTCCAAACATTTGTATTTAAAACGGATTCTATTCTTACAGGAAAATAGTGAGTAGGACTGTAATGGTTCTATCAAATGATTAATAAGAAGCGCTTCAAGGTTCTTTCAGTGTGAATTGGTAACTCCCCTGAAAAGGAAAGTTCCGTAGGAGATTAGTTATTTGGTGGATAAAGTTGTGGTCCGCTCGAGCATCCGCTTAAAAACGGATTTTTTCCTTGGTGGTCAATAACGTATTAAAAAATGGCTCAACCTAACCATGAAGATGTCACCAATCTCCGCGAGGAAGTTATGGCATACACAACTGTAGACAACAGGCTTCGCACACTCAACACAGAGATCTACCGCCTGCGCGACGAGCGCAGTGCAGTAGCCGACCGCATTATTCAGATTATAAAACAACCTGCATTTGCATCTGTTAGTGAGTTGGCAGTGAGCCACGATGGCTCAAAGATTCGCATCAAAAAGCCACAAACGTGGAATGCATCCTGGTCTCTTTCAAAGTCCAAGCTCCGCGAGTACCTACAGCAACACCTAGGCCTTCAGGCTGGAAACATGTGTTTCGCTTACATCGATAACACACATTCAGCCACACTACGCAGGGATACCTTTGACATCGAACGTATTGGTGGTGAGCAAGAGTAATACGGAGACACGTCTCCAATTTTTTCCGTTCGAAAACGGACTTAGCTGAACGCTGTTCATTAAATGATAAAATGGAAGCGATATACAATCCTTACAACCCTCGAAATCGTATGTTTACCCAGAAGGATATACATGCGATTTTGCATAAACATGATTGCCTGTATACTGTAAAAAACACATCTATCTTTCAGAACGCTATGGTTCATTCTTCATATGTGAAACGAGGAGAATATACAACTCCACAAGGAGATACGGCCCAACTAGCAGAAAAACCCACGGACTGTCTTGAATTATTTCCAGAATCATATGAACGTCTTGAACATCTTGGAGATTCGATTTTAGGGGCTGCCACTGCCACATATCTATCTATTCGGTTTCCTACACAGCAAGAAGGATTCCTTACTAACTTGCGTAAAGAGATTGTATGTAACAACATGCTGGGTGAATTAACCAAGAAAATACGACTCAACGAGTTCTACATCATCTCAAAGCACAACGAAGACGCTTGTAATGGTCGATATAACGTCAAAAAGCTTGGTGACATTTTAGAAGCGTTTATTGGTGCCCTGTGGACTGATTGTGACTACAACTTTCAAATTGTTTATTCTTTTGTAGTTTCATTGATCGAAAAACACATTGATATTCCTGGAATTTTGACAAATGATACAAACTATAAAGACCAGGTACAGAAGTTTTGCCAAACTAAATTTCACTATACCCCAACCTACATAATGCTATCGTCAACCAATGGTTATACAATGGCAGCAGTTGATGGAAGGGGTAAACAGCTTGGAACAGGAACCGGGACAACTAAAAAACAAGGGGAACAACTTGCAGCAAAAGATGCCCTGATTAAGTTTAAAATGGAATCTAAAAATACAGAATAGTAGCTCATATACGAAAAATGGGTTGCTCTTATAGCATTGAGGACAGGATTACTGACCAACATCTCTATATAGCTGAGCTCCATAGAGCTTTTCGTCACCGCACACCTGCTCCCTGTAGTTGCTTCCCACCAAACGAACACGATCTGGATGCAGCTTACAAGGAACTTGAAAGATTAAGTGGTAGAGGACCCCGGAGAACGTTGAGCGACTAGCTCAGATGCGGGACTTTGGAAGGCGACGAGAAAGCAGTTCTTTTTGAGTTCCTCCAACAGACATATCATCACCTTCTGGGATTCCTTCAATTGCTCGCAATGCCTCTGCTACACGCTGTGGCTGATCGGCAAACTGAAGAAGAAGCTGTGTTCTGATAATCTGCCTACGCAAAGGAGGACGTGATGTTCTGACTGTTCTGGAGATAGTACCAAGTCCATTGCCTTCCAGTGTAAAGTTGTCTACTTCATTATTACGCATAAACCCCAGAATGTTCTCTGAAAGACGAGCTTTTTCATCACGAATTGCTTTTTGACGTGCTTGGAGCTGTCGTGATTCATCATCCAAGGCAACCCAGGACCGAATAGTTACCTTAATTTCTTCTGAGTCCGCCATTTACCTTTCCTATGTAAACGGCTTGAAAGTCGTTTACCGGCACTAGTGTGTGGTATTTGTGGAGCCAACCCATCTATAGTATATGCTATGTCATCACCAAATAGTCTTTGTACGGATTTGATTAATCGCTCCCTCTTCTTTGCTATACTTTCTACTAGTCTTTCACCCGACATAGCTGCATTATATAGCGATGTTCCTAGAAATGGAATCAATAAAAAGGAATTAGTGAACGCGTGTCCAAACTGGGCACGTGAAACATGAAGCATCATTGATAAGCTAACAAACATAGAGGCAATCATCCAACCTATGAGTGCACCAGGTGGTCCAGCTAACTCGGGAGCTAAATTCTCAATTGACGAAGCGATAGTAGGTAATGTTGTAGTAATTGTATCGAGAGCAATACCAAGCAATGGTCCAAATTCTGGACTAGACTCCAGTGTTTTAAGTATGAATACTAGCGGTGAGGCGTAATCTACTAAGTCCTTAGCAAACGCTGGTTGTAGATCATAAATGAATGTAACAAAATCCTGGACAGCCCCATCCAATATTTCTCCACCACCAGATTTTAGAGCTAGCTTAAAGATAATTTCAGAATCATCTTTAGAAAATATAGGAGCTCCATTTGACAAGACATTCTGTCGTAGTTCGGCTGCACTTTTAAATTTATTTTTTTCGAGATAGTTTCTCAAGTCAATAAATCTGGTAATAGTATGAGCTAAATCCTTGCTTCCAGACTGCTTAAAAATATACCTAAAAATTTTAAGCTCATTTGTATCCAACGGATTATCTTCCAAAGTCCACACCATTATTCACTTAGCTAGAAACAAAGATATGGAACAAACGGAGGAGATTCACTGGAATCAACAACTCGAAGAAATTCTGTCACAAGAGGGAGAACGTGCCTTATGCTATTCATGGCTTCATAATAAATCACAAGCAGTAGTATCTAAGTATGATACCAATATCGCTCTTCCAGTAATTGTTTTATCTACAATTGCTGGAACTGGGTCTATTGCTTCTCAATCTCTCTTTGGTCAATCTCAAACTGCAAGTATTATAATTGGGGTCATAAGTCTCAGCGTTGGTGTAATGAATACTGTATCAAATTACTTCGGATTTGCTAAACGGTCAGAAGCACACAAAATTTCGGCAATGACTTATGCAAAAATTCATAAGTTTATTGTAATTGAACTCAGCTTACCCCGTAAGGAGCGCATGAAAGCAAAAGATATGCTTAAAATTATTCGAGAACAACTTGAACGTCTTGCTGAAATAAGTCCTCAAATTTCAGACCAAATCATTACGTTGTTTAATGACAAATTTCACGACCAGAAAAATGTTTCTAAACCAGAAATCACAAATGGATTAGATCCTATTCGTGTCTACGTAGAAAACTCTGAATCGTTTACTCCTGATACCAAATCCAAAATTGAAGTCAAGATAATTGATTAAAACTTCCACTCTCGGTCACACTCCAAACATGTGACAAAGGTAGTCATAGGCTCATCTGCTGAACGAGTCTGCATTTGATAGTAATCGCACTTTGACTTCTTCTTACACCGAGAGCAGTATAGATAGATAGCTGCATTCACGTTCTTTGAATAAAGAAGAATCTCAGTTTCAACAATCTTATCAAGTGCAGCTTTCCAACGAGAAGGACACAGTTCTTCAGCTGGCATCTCTACAAACGCTTTTGGGTCAACTTCCTCCGACAGTAACTTTTGTGCCCAGTTTTCTGTATTGTTTACTGTTCCGTCAGTTCGTAAATTTTCATACAATGAAATAGCCTTGCTCCGATATGTATTCCAGAATACCTTATTTGCCCAGTCAACATCAATGCCATTTGACTTACAATATGTCACAATGTTGTTTAGCAGATGAACCTCGAGTTCCTTGGCAATTTTTTCAGAGGTACATTCGGTAAGATTAGATATCACTTTATCACGAATTGGACAGTCTACAAACACATTCTTAGTCTTTGTTGTCTTTGCCACTACTGGTGCAGCAACTCGAGGAGCTTCATCTGCTTCCTCACTTATAACATCATCTTCCTCATCTTCTTCATCTGCTTCTTCTTCCTCCTCATCGGACATATTGAAAGACCACTCGTGATAGAGAGTTTCATATTCTTCGGAGGATAAATTCACATATGATGTCACCAATTTTCCGTACTCATCTGAATCAGAGAGTGTGGCAAGTATAATGATTGGACCAGCATAGGACTCCTCGTCTAGAGGAGCTGGGAGCATGTGTTGGTTTGTTTCCTCCTCTTCATCAGACACCTTCCCAAATATACATAACCATCGTTCTCCTTTCAGAGGGTCTTGAATTTTTCCTTGAAATTGAATCCCAGGTTGTTTGTATTTTTTGCGAAGCCATTCCAGCACATCAGTTGTTTTTGCTGGAATAGCTACTTCACTGAGAGATCCATTGGTTGCTACAAGTGTTGCTACAACCATTTCTTGTTATTTAAGTTATCCAGACAGTAAGTTCCATTTTCAAAGTAGATGTGTATACTATACAAGAATGGCCAGATATGTTCCCCCAAGCATGAGAAAGGAGCTGACTGTTGACCAGAAGCTGGAAGAGTCAATAAACGTTGTAAGAGAGAGGAATGACAAAGACTTTCCATTACTTGGCGGTAGTCAACCAGTAGTCAACAAGAGCAATCTTGAATACTCCCAAAAGGCAAAGGAATGGGAGGAGAAACGCCAAGCATTTGAGATTAAAGAACGCGTAGATGCCCGGATGGCAGAAATTAAGGCAGAAAAGGACAGACGCGAAAAGGAAGAGATGGAGCTATTACCTGTTTTTCGTAAACGTCGGAATGCCGTTGTAGAAACAGCCCCACCTGTCGTAATTGAAGCAAAACCAAAGGCTGAAGATGAGTGGGTAACAGTCGACAGAAAGCCTTATAAGCCAAAGAAGGCAAATCAAGCGGAGGCTACGGTTTCATTTGACGACTTTGACGGGCTTGTAGTTGATGATGGGTTTGAGTGAGCCTTTGCTTCAGCCCTAGCTTTAGCCGCTTCTCGAGCTGTTTCTAATAGCTTAGGAATTGCTCCAATAGTGTTATCGTATAACCAGCTAAATATTCCAAGCGTGTATGTCCACAACCATTCTAGTTTTACACGAGTCCATAGTGCAGCTGACTTACCAAACTCAGCAGTATATGGTGTTTTTTCTGCACTTGAATATCCGAGATAAATACCATAAAATACTGCTAAAACAGTTATTACAGTTAATGCAATAAACCAACCACCATTTTTTTCATACATACTCTGGAACCAACCCTGAATTGTTGTAGGATTTTTAGTCTCTTCTGCTTTATCTGTTGCAGATAGCCCAGTATTTGCCTTTAGGTTCACTGGAGGAGAAGGTTTAGAAACAGCAACTTTTGAGTCTCCAGTAGGTCTTAAACGAAGGTAAAACTTACCGTCGTGAGGCATAGGACCTCCTGGGATATTGTTGATGTCATTAAAGAATACTTCTCGGTCTCCAAGACCTTGTACTGGTCTCGAACCAGCTTCTACATTTCTTACAAGATAGGCAAAATCTCCTTGATCAATGTTAATCATCTGCTTAAAAACAATCCATTCACAAGGTACGCAAGGAGGAACAAGTGATGAACCGCTGTAGATGTAATAAGATGCTTGTGGAGGAACTAATGCAGCAATACCAAAATCACGCAACTGAAGCTTTGTTTCTCCAGTTGTTACTGCATATGGAACAAATTGCTTAAAGAAACTGTAAGATGGCGTTTGAGAACTATTAACTCTAAAAAGTGTACTCATACACATTAGTTCACCAGTTGGTTTCCTAAAAATTGCAGTTACTTCACCATCTGCCTGAACTCCTTCAATTGTGTGGTGACTCGGGTGATTAATGGAGATTCCTTGACAAACATATGATTCACCTCCATATTTACAGGAACCGAGTCCAGAAGAGCTTTCCAGGATCATTCCCTCGTTTGAAATGCTAACACTTGCCTGTGTAACCAGACCTTCGTCCATCACAAGATCACATTTTAAGTTACATGGTTTTGATCCTGATTGGGTTAAATTGATAGGGCTCTGCTTAGCAGATGAACAACTTGGAGGCCAATTGTTACTTGAGAATACACTCATTTATATCCTCAGTAGGTTTTGTTATGAAAAGCATCTCGCATCAGTTATAATAAGATGAATTCAATAGGTGGAGACGTTATATCCTCCCTCCTCACTCTCTTCTTTGTGGGTATTCTGTATTTTCTATATAGTAAATACGGCGAATTATTGCCGACTAGTTTTCCCAGTATACCGATTGCTGTGTTTGTGTTCATAGTAAACTTGTTACCATTTGCTTTACTTACATATGGATTTGCCGGAGACCTTATCAATCAAGAATTTAGGATCTCTATCCCCTCAATTGCAGCATTTGGAACCATGCTTTTAGTCGGACTTTTAACACACGGTTATGCATTAGCGAAAGGTACAGATCTTACATCCCAGGATACTAGTGGACTTTTATGGTGTACAATCCCAGGAATGGAGAATGCAGAATCACCCTATTTACCAACTGCCTTTATTTCAACTTCTGTAATTACATTCTATTACATATTATGGGCAAACTCTACCAATAGGTTAAACATTAAAAATTCTTTCGTATTCCTCTTTATTTTTGTGACCCAACTACTGGCATTCTTCGTAGGTGATTGTGGGTCATCGTATCTTCCTCTCTTTGGAAAAGGAGTGTGGATAAATATACTACTCTCAGTTGTAATTGGATTTGTAGTTGCCTCAATTGCTTGGGGTGCCACAAGGAGTCAAGGGTTGTATAAATATGACCCATTCCCACAAGCAGGTGGTGGTGGAGGCGGTGGCGGCGGAGGGGGTGGCGGAGGTGGAGGCAATTTATACGGATCATGTCCATCTGGAAAACAGGAAACTTCATCAGGGCAATGCCTAACATGTCCTTTAACGTGTACAGTCGTAGGAGATAAATGTGTGTGCGACGACCCAAAAAATCAGCCTCCAGAACCTAATCGTCCAACAGATAAACCCGGAACTCAATCAGGGCGCTTGGGAACATCACAGCCTGTACGTGGAGGAGATGAGAACACCTTTGTTGCAGAATTGTATAAAAATGGTCAGCTTGTGACTGACTCTATTGCTGCATAGCATTTTTTAGAATCCGATAGTATCCAATGGCAACTGTTCCAGAATGTCTCTCAATTCCCTTCTTGCTGTCAACGACAACTGTTGGAACTTGAGTGACACTATACTTCTGGGTTAGACCCTGGGGGTCATCTTTGATGTTCACATGAATCCACTGAAGACTTGAATACTCTTCTTTCAAGTCTTCAATAACAGGTTTAAGGGTCTGGCATGGGGGACAAGTAGGTGATGAAAATACGTACACGCTCATTCCTCTTTTACTATAGTAATTCCTTCCTTAATTAAACCTGTGGTCAGACGGACTACTCGAGTTTTACTCATTCGTTGTACTTCTGTATTATATCCGTTTTTCTTGACTGTTTTTTGAAATGCCCCAAATAGTCCTACTTTTAATGCCTGCTGGTCGAGCAGATGTAGATGTGTTTTACACCATTCTATAATCTTTGCCTCTTCGATAGGAGGTCCCATAATGGACAACGCCAAATCTGGAAATATTCCTTCCGTCCTGTTAATGACTTTTACTTCTGGCTTTTCAATCAGTACTGAAACCGCCATCTTATCTACAATATCGTTGCCAATACTTAGTTCGTCCGTCTTTCCAGTATGTGCCTTAACATAGGTAATTGTATATTCCTTAAACTTGGGTAAACGCAAAGATAGATGCTCAATTAAGTCACGATGTTTGACATCATTTCCTTCTGCTGTTCTCCACTTATTCTTCATCCAACCCGGAAGCCAAGTTGTCAAGCAATTCTTGGAATACATGGAATCCGTATAAATATGAATAGAAGTCTCTGCCGGAGACCCACACTTCTCATAGATAATATCCACTGAATCATGAATCGCTTTTAACTCTGCTCGCTGGTTTGTCTGTAATTCTGTCTCGGGCATCTTTGTAGCAAAAGACCATTCCTTGTTATCAGGAAAATACCCAGCGTATCCTGCCTGGGCATCGGCTTTGCCGTTTGACCGACACGCGCCATCAGTGAATACGCGTATCATATCTCCTTATATGTTGCTTCGTGTATATAATTTGGCATTCGTTTTGTAATACATCTGCTGAGGATAGCCGATTGAAGTGTTGTTGGGTCTTCTACATGAAACCATACTCGATTTTTAAACGACCGTTGTTCTAATTGACGACGTAGCATCTGCTGACACGCGAACGTTAAAAACTCAGAATGCCATATCAAAAGGATCCGCAATCTGGTTGTTTGCTTTTTTGGTATGCTTGAAATCCATATGTCAAACCACGGAGCAAACGTTTCTACCGAAAACATTGATGCAGCATTAATTTCATCAAATTCACATACATCGGAATGGTCTTGTTTGTACCGTTCCCATGCATTTTTAGTTTCTACATCATTCAAAGGTTCGAATAGAACATAGTGTGGTGGTGGGAACTCCATTATCTTACTTGGCAGTCTCCTCTGTAGACCCCATTACGCGCTTAATAGGAATATTGGCATCAACAACATAAAGACTGTTTTCTGTCATCACAACGAAACATGTATCACACTTAAAAACTGTTTGGATTGTTGATGTGTACTCGTCATTGGATTTTACTAGATATTTTGTAGTTCCCTGGACTCCAATACAACACTTCTTCTCTAGACTGTCGCGGTAGTAGTCGAAGTAAATAGGCTTATCTTCATCAATGCTGACTTGAGCTGCACGAAGTAGAACTGTTGCAGACGGTACAGCCATTTATTGTTGTTTATATCTTTGTTTTCAACACACCTTAACGCATTTCATGGCATCCTCAAGCTTGAACCGAGAACGCATATTGAGGCTTGGTAGTTCTGGACGCGGGCGCTTTAGAATTGTATCCACACTGCTGAGAATCAAACCACGTAGCTCAACCGCCGTCGGCTTCAGGAGCTTGGCAATCTCAAATATGAAATCTGCAAACTGCGTAACGTTCTCCTCCGTCTGCTCGCTCTTTATCTGTATCATTGTATCATTCAAATCCTGGATGACCTTTTGCATTGACTCTTGGAGTGCCTGTCCAGAAACAAGCTCACGGGTGTACAGATGGGTCAGAAAGCGAGCATAACCACGTCGCACATCTTTCTGCTTAGACCAGGCTATTACTTTATCCTCGAAATCTGGCTCATCCACCTTGGGAAATGTCAGTGTTCCGCTCATGTCATATAGTGTTCCAAACATCTGGACGTGAGTCTCTAGGTCTTCGGAAACATCCGGGATTTCGGCATTTAGCTTCTTTGCTAGGTCAGCCATTAGTCCAGCATATGCAGAACCTTTAATCGCCTTGTCAAATAACAGTGTAGTCACACGAAGGCGGAACTGTTCATCGCGCGACTTTATAATTGTCACGGCATCTGCAGATAGTTTATCTAAGGTCTGCCCGGCTATCTTGTTAAAGATCCCAAACATCTCGTCGTACTGAGGGTCAGTCGTCTCGCGAACCCGACGCACACAATCCATAATTGCATGAGAACGCCAGTTAGATGTATCTTCACGTCTTTTATTGTACTTAGGGCGCGTTGGCCGTACAGGTCGGTATGTTGCTGGCACCGTCCGAAGCCTGGCAATATTTGCCAGAATTGCCTCAGAAAGAGCTAGCTTTTGGTTAAAGCGAACAGAATAGATAAGTGCACTTGAAATCATTGTATTACTTATTAAAGGCTAACATGAAAACGAATTCGTTTTTCATCTTATCTGATTAGCTTAATTATGGACAGCATTCGTGTACAGCTCGATTCTAACCCAGATTTTGCCTGGGCAGCCTGGGGTAATCAACCATACAAGACTTCTGCAGATGTAGTTGGTGAACTTGTAGATAATTCCAAACAAGCAAAATCATCAGAATGTCGTGTTACAATCACAAAGCCAAAAGAAGGAGAGAAACGTCTTCTTACTATTGAAGACAATGGTGATTGGGGTGTTATTAATTCTGATACTCTACGAAAGTGTTTTGGCTACGGCAAAGATAAGCATACTGTGAAAAAGGGTCTGAATGAGCACAATTGTGGTCTAAAACAGGCTCTAGCGTATACTGACCCAGCAAATGCAAACTGGGTTATTCAAATTAAACAGGGTGATGTTGTCTATCAGCTAAATGCTCCATACTCACATACAATCGAATTCTTCAAGAAGTCAGCTAAGGACTATATGGGAGTCTTGAAAGATAAGAATTGTACATTTATTCAAACACTTCTAGATGATACGCAGTTCAAAACATTGTATCATACAACTGTTCCAGGCAAACCAAATGCTGACTTTCTTATTAAGCGAATGGAAAAGTACCTGGCAACATTTTGGATGATGGACGAAAGTGTAATTAAACGTGAATTCAAGATTTACTTGAATGGTGAGTATGTTGAACCGTATGATATCAAGAAGGATCCCAATGTTTCTCTGCCAAAAAACAGCCTAGCTCCAAAAACTGTCAACATTTATGACGGAGTAGATGCCGACAAAGAAATTACAATCGAAATTTGGGCATTGCTTCTGTCAAATCGTTACAACAAAACAGATCATCCAGTTTATAAGAGAAATCCTGGGTATGCTGGAGCTACAATCTTTAAGCACGGACGTCTAATTAAAACTAGCATTTACCAGGAAATCTTTCAGAAACTACCAGACCACGAATATTCGGGTAATGTATTTCTGGTAAATATTACTGGAGAATCAGATTGTCTTCCTGCTACTCATACAACTAAGAATGACTTTACTAAAAAAGACCCAAAACTAGAGAAGTTGTATCAGTACATTAAAGAAAACGTAACTCTCATTTCGCAAAAAGATCATGGTGCTCAAAATAATAAGTGCGAAGTACAGCTTCTTAAAGACCTTCGTAAAATTAAGGAAAAGTACAATGAACGCGCAATAAAGAAGGGTGAATACAAGCTAGAAACTGAATACATGCCAGACATAACAATTAATAGCGTAAAAATTGATACTAAGGAACGTATAGATATGTTAGAGTGGAACACTAAGGATAAATATCTAAACATTATTGAAGGAAAAACCAACTATCTTACCAGTCAACACTTGCGTCAACTATACGTATATTATCGAAATCTAAAGCATTTCTCTGCCGATTTCAAGGGTTACACAATCGAGGCAACATTCATTGTTATGTTCAAACAACCAACTGACACGTATACGAATGAACTTGCATTGATTCAACATCTTGACCCAGAGTTCTCTCCAAAAATTGAGACATTCGAAGACTATTCGGTCGGACTGAGCTAAAACGGATTAAACAGAATATAAGTACTTAATATCATAACCATGGATTCCACAAAATTCGAGCAAACTTGGGTTTTGTGGTATCATGACCCCGATAATCGGGACTATTCCCTATCTAGCTACATTATGATAGCTGAAATTACAACACCTGAACAATTCTGGAGCATCACTGACACTATTCCCAAAGAAGCATGGGAGTGTGGCATGTACTTCTTCATGAAGAAAGGATTTCCTCCCCTGTGGGAGTGTAAAGAAAATGAGAATGGTGGTGCCTGGTCAAAGAAGATTGATGCCTCACAAGCACAAACAAGCTTCATTGACCTAATGGTTCATTGTGCATCAGATGAACTTCTAGTAAAGAACAAAGAGACATTGGTAGGTATTTCTATCTCTCCTAAGGGACAGTTTCATATCATCAAAATCTGGAACCTGTCTACCAAGGTTTCAGATAAGTCCAATCTGAATCCTGGACTCACTTACTACAAAGTTACGGATGATGTTACTTATACTTCCCACACAGCACGGCCAAAGTAAAATACTCACAGATTATAAATGGGTGGATCAGCATCAAGTCTGGTTCCAAAAGTTTTATTAAGTCCAGCAGGAACTGTCAAGGATACAACTCTGAGATCAGTTATTTTTAAAATGACGGATTTAGAATTCATTAAAGATTCTTCTGGGCAAATGATATTAAAGAAACAGGTTACTCCTGAGCTATTTAAATCTTATGAAGATACTCTTAAGATGATGGCAAGATTATCTCGTTTGGTATATTGCGATTCTGGAATTATTCGTAAGGTGATATTAGATCCAGAATTTACGAACACTGATAATAAAGTTGTAAATGATCTGATTACTAAATATGATAGGCAATTTCTATCTTTGCGTACACAACCTTCAACTGATCCTGGAGCAATTCAAAATCGCCCGATGAAATCTTATACCATAGACTTACTGCCACAACAACCAACAAGTCAATCATTTTGTCATTATGTATCATCTCCTGCTGATCTGACATTTTTCATATTAAAAGGCGATAAGGTTCCTGGATTGCTCCCAACCGATGCTGTTATTTCATTCAAAGGTTCAAGCACAGTTGATAACTTTAAACATGATTTAATGTCTCAATTCACACCTGTAGCATTAGATGCCCACATGCCTGCTGGTCTTAAAATGAGCTCACCAGTTACAGGAAACATAGTGCCAGGTTCATTTTTAACGCATATTACAGACAGTTGGGAATTTCTCGATTCTTCAATTAAAGCTTATGCCCCAACACGTTTATTTGTAACCGGTCATTCATTGGGTGGAGCATTTGCAACATTGTTCACATTCATTTTGGCAGAAGTTAGAACGACATTTCCAAGTATTCAATCAATTCATTTGATAACTGTAGGATCTCCGACCGTTTTATCTGATGTTGCTCGCAATACCTTTAATGCTCATCTTGATTCCGGAAAAGTTACACTTGATAGAGTTGTAGCAAATGGAAATGTTACCGACTTTATTCCATCTATACCCGTAGGATTTTCCCATCCAGGATTCCAGCCACTTAGAACTGAATTGTATCCTGAAAAAACTACAGGAAGAGCTTATAATATCGAAACAATCAAAAAAGTATATCAGACTGGCGGAGCCCTCGTTTTAGGGTTCACACAAGCAAAGAGAGATTATGGTACTAAAACATTGACTCATGCTCCAAATTTGATACGTATTCCAACAAACTTTAATCCGTTTGCACATGCTGGCTATTTTGGTATGACTTGGCTTGGAGGGTTTCGATTGATGGGCATGAAAAATCCAGGATTTGGAACAAACACGTTTTTATCAGATTTTTATCCTGAAGGTGTTCGTTTTACTTATAAAACGCCAGGAGCTCCTCCCGAATCAGCAGTTGCTAGTGACCCTACAACAAATGAAGATATTGTGACCCTTGCTAAAGAAGCACCCAAAAATGTCACAGAAGGTGGAAGACACAGAACATATAGGAAGAAGAAATCACGTAGACGTAGAACTCTTAGAAAGTAAATACGCTTGAAACCCAGATGAGAAAATGTCATAACCCAACGAGTAATACAAAAATTTCATTAGTGATGTAGAAATATTAAAGTACGGAGCTATACAGATTGCAATTAAAGATAATACCGTAGCATACACTCGAGAATAAAACTTATTCGTACTATATTCTTCTTTGAAAAGTATTGGCTCAATTAACAGTGTCAGCAAAATGTATAAAATAACAATACCATCATAAATATTCAGATAACTTCTCGACCAAAAACTAATACATACTAAAAATGGGTACAAAATAAGTAAAGATGATTCGTATGGATGGTTCCACTCATTCCAGTTTACTAGTGCATTTAATCCGTTTGCAATATATCCAAATATAGAAAAATTGAAATCATTATATGAAAGTAACGTAAGAAGAATCCATTGAGATCCCTTTAAAATTTCTTGGGCATGTCCGCCAATCATACCATTGTCATTCAAGTCGTCGTAAATCTTACATAAGACTCCTCCTAAAAAAGCATACAAGTATTCCATTATGCTTTTTTAGTTATTATAAATACCTGGATTTATACTCAATGGAAAAGGAAGAACTAATACGACTGTTAAAAGAATGGATGATTTCTGCTGTAACTTTTCTGTACAAATGGTTAACTACTGATGCAGAAATTCTAGGTTACATTTTGGCAGTGCTACATATTCTTGTATCAGCAACTTTAATGATCTGTACTGGACTTGCACATACTGTGTATCCAATATGGCAGTTTAAGTTAGGCTGCTATATCTCCATGCTCCTGGTATGGTTACAGCACATATTTTTGAATGTTTGTATCTTTACAGTTGCTGAACTGAGTTTAAGTTTAGTTCCTCCGTCAAATATTTACCTTTCATATTTTTATAGCAAAATATTGGGAACCAGTTTGTCTGAGGCAATGACCAGATTAGTTATGGGAGAAACAATAGCAGTATCATGCTTCACGTTAGAATTAATTTCAATCCTCACGAACCATATTTATACTCTTTACGATATACAATTGTAATGTTTAAAAGACATCCCATCTATTTTATTACGCATCTGATCCTGGGATTTCTTGGTTACTTTTATCCTCAAGTGTTATATGTCACCTTAGGATACCAGCTTTTTCAATATGGCATAGATAAACGTATCTTTCTCTTTGAAGGTGTCATCAAATCTGGAAATTCGCTAGAGCATACTACTGTAAAGCTCGGTGAAGTAGGACTGGGATACATTTTAGCTATGCTGTACATGGCATTAAGCAAAGCTTGATTTCACCCAGGTTGGCAACAACATAACGAATCATCAGAAACCAACCATTCTTCATATGAACCTCCAAGTTGTTACACAGGTTCGTACATTTGGTAAACAGAACCAGGTGAGGCAAAGAAAACTGGCCACTGACAATCTCCTCAGAAGACTTTTTGTGGATATTGAAATCAGCCTCTCCATCTCCCATTACAGTTGTCCTGGATGCAAAGTGTCCCTTACAGTTGAAAGTCAACGAAGAACCAACATTCGTAATCTCAACCGTCTTCGCCGAGAGCAATGTCATGTCCCGACAGATCTTCTGAAAGTCAGACGAAGGCATTGTAATACGCGTGCTGAACTCAGTATCGGGGAGCTGAAGATCTGGCTCATCACGGTCGAGAAGCTTTAGCTTATACTTATGAACCTGCTTCTTCTCACTGTTCTCCATCAGGATACCCAGCGAATTAGGATCATCCTTGTCAACGTAAAATGACAGAGTATCGTCATTCGTTGCAGTACGCACAACACGATACAGGTGGTCAGTGTTTACGCCAATGACAAACTTCGGTGTATTGTGATTATAGGAATACTTCTCAAACTTATCTGCATGTAGACGGAGATGAACCAGAACTGTACGTGTGTTATCCATTGCTACCATTCGGATACCATCCTTGTCAAAAAGCAGAGACATCTCAACTAGAATAGAACGAAGAGCCTCGATAAGAGTACGGACAGCTCCCGTCTGAACTGTCTTCGCTTCAACGGTGAACATTTCTATTTCTTCTGTTAGTGCGTTTAAGTAGAAAAATGGCCTTTCGGCTTATCAATAGTCCAGCGATTTAAGCTCATTATTTAAGGAAACAACCTTCTCAGATGCCTGCTTAATTAGCCAAAGAGTGTTGGGGTTATCCCCGTACTTTCTTTGTAAGTCTGCAAGGCACTTTTCAGCCCTTTGGATCTTATGCGGAAGTTCCATAATCTGAAAGCGTAACTTTGTTTCCTCGTCGTTCTTGGTGAGCTTTAACACGTAGTTCTCCCAGCCATACTTGGCTATGAAGTCCATGTGCGTAAAACACATGGAACCTGAACTGCCACTGTGGCCCTTGTACCTGATCCCGTTAAGAATCGCGGAAACCCAACCTGGGTTTTCGCCAAATGAATAACCACCGTCGCCTGGGATAAAATCCTTCATCTTTTCCCAGAGGTTTAGTCTAGACACTGTTTCATAAATGTCTGATAACATCACTGCATTATTATCATCCAGAAAGGAGAAGTCGCCTGCAGGGTAGGTTGTCATTTTTTCATTTACCTTCTTCTTTTTAAACTTTCCGTTTTACTGTGTTCTACGACGCATAGTATGATGTTTTTTTGCAGAGACAATACGTCCATGCTTATTTTTAATCAAGTCCGATTTTGTCAGACCTCCAGGTGTCTTTTCTGCAGAACCATTGAAAACCATTCTACGTGAGCCAACTTTCAATGTTTTGTGAGGCATGTTTATTATTAAACGATAAAAAATGCAGAAATTCTGCTATTGTGTCTCTAGCTGTTTGATGACTTCTTCACGCCAGGCTACGGCATCCTCAACGGACATGCCTTCTGGACGAACCTTTTCAAGTTGCCTCCATGCCCAGATTGGCTCCTTTCCTTCTTCTCTCTTGATGAGAAGGATGCGCCAGACTTCTGGTCCTGCAGATTCTCCTGTGTCATAGTTACAGGTTCTTTTGGCAGCTAAAGGTTTCCCTTCCTCTCCCCTTCCTCCCTCCTTCATGCGGATAGCTCGGTGGAGATGTACTCCTTCTAAACAAAGCACATGGCCTGGATCTTCATCACCACTCGAACGTACTACTGTAAACCCCTTAGGGTTAGTAAGTAATGACACGTTGTCAACGGGTATTGCATCTACAAATCTTACAGAGTAAGCTCCCATTTTTTAATTAACATGTATTTCTGTAAAAAGAAATCCATTTTTAATATCTGTGTCAGTTGACTTCAGATATTAAAAATGCAGAAATTCGTTTTCAAACCGTATGAAATAATTCTTTATTTTTAATAGACGTTAGAATAAGAATGAGCTTATCAGCCAGGATTAAACCTTTTCAACTTCCTAAGTTTACACAACAAAGAACAAATGAATCAAAAATTAAGTGGCCTGTTTCAAAACAAATTCTAGAATGTGTAGGACTATTGACTACATCGTTTGAATTAAATAATGGAAGATTAAAACTGTTTTTAGATAGAACTCTCCCAACATTACACAAAGTAAATTTAGACTTTGTAATTTTTTTAAATAAAAATGTTAATATTGAAGATCTCATAGCGCCATATAGGAAGTTTTTTAATGTTACCGTTGTAAGTCACAACATACCAGAAAAAGATGATGTCAGAGTTGAAGGCCCAAATATCCTAGAGTATGGCGGTTGTTCTGGTCCAAACATACATTTTTTAAAGTCAGCCAGGTATTGTAAAAAGTATAGCACAACTCTATTTTTAGAAACAGATTGTATTCTACAAGAAGGGTGGTTGAATGTATGTATAAATTATGTGAGATGTTCTGGTACATTTTTAATTTCAGGAGCAACGTATGATGGATTACTTAGGATACCACCTAGGCATTCAGCATTATTTTCTCATATCAATGGCGTTGCATTTTATAATACCATGAGTCCATATCTCGAAAAACTTTTAGATGAAACAGAAACTCATATAAAAGAATCAGCTAAAAAACAAGTTATGGTTCAATACGATGTTGGAATAGTACAGTGTATCGAAAACAAACTAAACACGGATGCCGAATTTGATTATTGGAATTTTGTGTATCGTCAAATTATTAAGAATACACTAATAGTCAACTATTCTCTTCCTTTCGATAAAAATACTGAAATACAAGACATCTTATTCAAATTCCCAAGTGCAGTAATTATTCACAAGAAAGAATCTTCTCTCGTTCTTTAATATTTTCTGGGGTAAGACCTCCCCACGACCAGTCTACTTTGATTGCGTGGTAATTAAATGCATTTGTCAAATCAAGTCTTAAATTATATACAGGAGGCTTTAGTAAGTTAATATAATTTCCAAAAATATTATATTCACTTATATGCTTTAAATTATGTTTAAGTATAATGTCCCAAAAGCAAGAAACATCGTGTAGTTTACAGAGATATTGTATACATTCAATAGTCGTTTGTCTATGTAATGGAAAAACTGGAAAGATCATTGTTTCATATGGAGTATCAGTTTGAAGTATTAAATCAGTGCTTGGTTTGTGAAATTTACATTCAGGAACTTCTGCCCAGGTTCTTGCCCACCAATTTAGTTTTCCATTTGTCATGAAATGTTCAGGGGTAACTTGACTTGTAAACATTTCATCACTATCTACCACAATTACCATATCTGCATCGGTATACTTGTACCATTCTAACTTAATATTTTGTTGCCAGGCATAACCAACTCCCACCGCCATATTTTCTGGGAACTTATCAGTTATTGGCACATAGAAAACTTTAACGGGAAGTATTTCTAATAACTTAGGGGGTAAAAGTTTTCCATCATCTGATACAATTACTACATCTCTAAACCCAGAACAAAACTTTTTTATGCTTTTTAAACATCCATCTAACCAACAAAAATCTCCGTGATATGTTTTGATAAAAATATCAGTAGGCATTTAATCTATCACGATAACATTATATAAAAATATAATCGCAATGACTTAATCTCCAAAATTGAGTATACCCATGATCATGTATGAACCGAAGTGTTTCATTTTTAGTTGAACAGCTATCGTGTATTTCGATTAACAATGTTGGTTTATACATTTTTATAGTTTTTGTTAGACCATTCAATGCTTCTAGTTCATGTCCTTCTACATCCATCTTTATGTACCCTATATCTTTAAGAGCTAATTCATCTATTATTCTACATTCGATAGTTATCCCGACCTCTTCTGATGAGTCCCTATTTTTAATTCTAAAAGCACCTTGATTAATTTTTTGGTCATATACGGCATTCATAAAGAAGCTGGTATTTTGCCAAGATGCTCCAAACATGTATGGAACGATATTTTGACAATTATTACTTTTTATGTTTTTTTTCAAGATATCAAATACCATTGGTTGTGGTTCAAATGCATATACAATTCCGGAAGTATAATTAGAATACACTACAGAATGTACACCTATATTAGCACCTATATCTAATATATTTTTATTTCCAGGTATGAACTGTTTGATAAACGATAGAATAAATTGCTCAAATAGCTTGCCACTTCTCAAACAATCTGAAACACAAGTGTCATTTTTTGATACTACAAATGAAAAGTTGTCAACATTTACTCGTTCTATTCTAGAATCATCCAAATCGAATAGACTAATTCCATTCTTGTTTTCTATTTTAAACGTATAGTGGTAATTATGTATGTTATCAATATCCCGCTGTGTTACCATAGACTTCATTTTATTTAAACCTCGCAATTGAATTTGGAGTTCCAAGCTCAATTGTGGAGTTTCCCCCTTTTCTTTTTTTTCTTAGTTGCTGTATGCCAGACCACCCATACCAGACATCACACGGAGCACGTTGTAGTTCAGAGCGTACACGCGAACCTGGGCAGTGCGGAAGCCAGTCACGGTGTTCAGAGACACAGTTAGCTGGAGAGTAGCCTTGTCGATACGGGAGAAGTTACAAGTGCCGGAAGGCTGGTGCTCCTCAGGGCGGAGAGCAAAGCTGTAGCAGTTGATACCCGTAGAAGGCGTACGGCAGTGGTGCTGGTAAGGCTGCACACGGTCGAAGTAGGAGCCCTCACGCTCAGTGAAACGGTCCTGGCCGTTGAGCTGTAGCTTGCACACCTCAACAGGGTTCTTGCCCTCGCAACGCACACCAGAGTCCAGAATCACCTTGGCAAGCAGGTAGTTCACACCGTTGTCGAAGTCCGCCTCCTGACCATCACCGATACTGTTGCTGTTTACAGCATCCGCAGAACCATACGTCACCTGGCCAGGGTAGATGGTGGAAGAAACACCAGGAGCCACCATTCCAGTGAGAGAGCCACCAAGAAGGATGGTGTTAGTGGGGGCTGTTGCACTGGTACCCTGGGATAGTAGAGACATGATGATACCCTCCGTAGAAAAGTCATCGGAGTAGTTGAAAGGCTGTTGTCCGCCAACAGAGGCAATCCAGCCCTGGAAAGAGCAGTCCACAAAGGAATCACGCTGAACCACCCACTGGAGCTCCTTCACAGGGTGGTTAAAGTTCAGCTGGATCTTGTTGGAGGAAGACGTGATGGACTCAGCACCCGTGAACTGGACCTGCTCGATGAGGTACTCGTGGCTCTGCTGGGCGAACCGGCGACGCTCCTCAGTGTCCAGGTACACGTAGTCGATGTACAGAGATGCAGCGGCAAGGGAGAGTGCATCGGGGCGGCAGGGCTGGGTGGCAGACCCAGTACCGCCCTCAGCGTATACGCAGTTCTCCCACGTCTCAAAGTCCACGTTGATACGCACCTCGTGATACTGGAGGGCAATCAGGGGAATGGCCACACCGGGGTTGCGGCAGAACCAGAACTGGAGAGGCACGTAGAGCGTCTTGGCAGGGCAGCCGGCACGGGCCACGCAGGAGAGAGTCGTCTCGTTGGCAGCGCAGGTTTGGTCAAGTTGAACACCAGTACTCTTCTTCAGGAGCACAAGGTCGTGCGTGTTACCAACGAGAGCATCGAGTGCCTTGGTAGAACCCGCCTCCGTAGAAAGCTGAGTCCAGATCTGCATCCAGTCACCATACTGGCGGTCAATGCGCTGGCCACCAATCTCAACCTCAACCTGCTTGATGAGGCGGTGACCAATGTAGTTCACCCAGCGGAACGCCTTGAGTGCCTGGCCACCACCAGTGGCACCACCTGACGCAGCAAGAGTCACCTGGGGAAGCACCACCTGTACGTAGGTCTTGTACATCAGATCAGCGTTACGGTTAATTACTGCAGTCACACGCTTGTTAAAATCAGCCTGACCGTTGAAAGTTACTTCAATGGACTCCATAGCAAAGTTGGTGTGACGCTTGTATAAAATCTTCCAGAAGGTAATCTGAGGATTACCAGAAATATAGATGTCCTGTGCACCATACGACACAAGCTGCATTAAACCCAAAAACCCTGGAGTAGTATTCCAACATACTACTCCAAAAACAAGCTCTCTGTAATACGTGGATGTTAACACGTACAACTTCCTCTTGTTAACCTCCTTTCGGAGTGGACGGACTATATTTTAAGCTTTCGCCCACCGACATTTAGTCTCTGAACTGCATCCGTGCTTACGCGACGGACTTGGCTGCGGATTATCCCTATTCAACAGCATTATTACCATACCCACCAAGTTTCCCTGGGGTGTCCGTGTATGCCCTTTCGGGGATAGGACGGTAGCTGTGACTTCACAGGAGTTTCCCGCAATTTGACGGTGTTGCCCTGAATAACATCGGACTAGCAGTGTATTTAGACACTACTCTTGGCAGCAGTTTATTTACCACCCATCTTTGTTTATGTCTTACAGCGAGAAAAAAATATTCCAAGGATAAATGAACGTCTGGCTGTACCCGACGGCGAATGCCATTCTGAACACGTTCCTTCGTTCTATAGTTCTGATTTTATTTATGGTTTTTGGGCTAAAAACAAGTATATACCTTGCTTACTGGGGGGCTATTGTTCATGATACAATTTCATTAATTATGATTTATCCGTTGGTTCGTTGATCCGAACCCACCTGCCCCCCGATTATCGGGAGGACTTGGAAGATCATTCTCGTTCTCAACAATTATGACTTTGTTCCATGGCATAAAATTACCCTGACATAGTTGAAAAAGTCTAGTACCCCGAAGAACATCGTAATCGTCTAATGACCTATTGCCAATCAAATCAACCTTTGCTTTAACATCTCCGCGATATCCCATATCAATTAGTCCAATTGAATTTGCCAAGCGGAAAGGTGTACCAGAAAGAGAGGAACGAGGCAGAAGAAGGCAAGGAACTGGGCGATTGTCATGTGTTGCTGCAACCTTGATATTTAAGTTAAAAGTATGAAGAGGAATGTTGGGATGTACCTGTTCCTCTAGCATAGGTATGTCAAATCCAGAATCAGTGACACGTCGATTGCTTTCGATGTTAACTAACATGTTACGTAACTCATTGTTATCCGTATAGATGTACAATGTGCTCATTTTCTTTTTACATGTTAGTTGTCTATAAACCAAAATGGAGTTTGTGTTGATAATTTGGACGGGAATTTCTGTAACATTTGCCGTTATTATGCTACCTTTAGCGGTTTGTGCTTTTCTAGCAAAACGACAGACAACACGGCAAGAATCTGTACTGCCAACAGCTTTAGAGAATTCATCCAAGTCAAGCGACCCAGAAAATAATTCAACAGAACCCCAAGAGGTGTAAATAATCCATCAGATTGTCCATCGGCAACAAATAGGGCAGAAGCATATGCTATACCAACTACTATTGGGTTAGCATGTGTGAATATAAGAGATGCCGAGATGAGTAGAGTTCCTACATATTCTAAAAGAAAGCCACGTATCATTTATATGATCTATTTCAAGAAAGTTTCCAGGTTATTAGTGGAATATCCATATTGAAATGTAACTGCTACTTCAGGTAAAGTAATCTTCTTATGTAAATCCACATCTCTTATCCCGTGCCAACGTAATGGATAAAATACAGAAGAATCGTACAATGCCAACGGAATTTCACGTTGATGCCTAATAACTAAATCAGTAATCAACTGAGGCCCAACCGAAATCCATGCTAGTTGTGTCATATCACGCTTTGGAATTTCTTCAATACATTTCTGGATAAATTTAGACTCTTTCACGGCAAATGTTACAGCTCCACAAACAAGTTTACCATTGACCTCAAACCCAAATGCACAATCAGTATGAAATTCTTTAATTATCTTTTCCAACTTGGCTTGATTTACAATAACCATATCGGCATCAATGTATAATCCTCCATGTTGAAAGAGTATTTCGTATCGTAAGATATCTGACTTACCATTGTAAGTTGGCTCCTTATCATACCATGAACGGTTAACCATTTGCATTTGAGACACTTTCTCATCATCCCATAGCACATACTCGTGTCCATACGCTTTAGCAAAGTCTTTTACAGTATCCATCCAGAGATCAGGACGCTTCTTAGGTCCAATCCAGATTTGATGAATTTTCATTGGAGGGCGTACAGGTTCAGGTCTAATCTGATAGATGAGTGTTTGTAGATAGACAACTTTTGCTAGTTTTCCTAGTTGAGTATAGAATGAACCATCACCGCCATAGCGCGCCTCCCATTTACCCTTAATGTTAAGATCATATGGGATAATTCCATTAGGGGTACCAATATGACCCTCAATGATACGAGGGCCTTCAGGAATAATATACCCATTTGGACCACGCATTCTAGCAATGTAAAGTGTGTCTGGAACTACACAAGTATTGCGAAGCTCTGAAAATACATTAGGGAAGTAAATATCGTCATCATCTGCATGAAGAACAAAATCTCTTTTTTCAAGAAGTGGAGCATACTTATTGCGGATTCCATGGCCCCAGGACCCTAGAGCAACTGGTTCACAATGTTGAACAACCTTACATTTGAAGTCAAGAAGATCAAAAACAGGAGGTGTCGAATGACCGTCAAAGACTATTGTTAAACAGTCTGATTCAACTAATTGAGGAGACAGCGAATTCAACATTCTCTGTAAAGTTGGCCGCCCAATTGTAGCAATAAGGATATTAAAGGTCATGAGAACTCTTTTGTATAGTTAACAACTCTTTTCTCTATATCGGAATACGATGGAGCTTGTATCATCAAAGATGGAATTACTACATACCAATTATCTTTTGCCTGTAGTTTCTTCCAGTATTGATCTAATGCATACACGCGATAATTTCCAGTTTTTAAAAACTGTTCAAGACCCTCTTTAAAATTTGAAAGAAGCGTCGTGTAATAGGTTTGATTGACAAGATATGCAGTTGTTGTCTGACATGAAATAAGTTTATAATTATTATGACTAGTGCTAGCAGAACCCAGGACTAAAACATCATACGGGTTTTGAACTAGTTTTTCAAGAAGTGGATAACTTATTGAAAAACTTGACCACAATGCATCATCTTCTACAATTAGGCAATTTTTCCATCCTTCGGCAATTGCCATCTCTAGAACTGCAATATGACTTGAGGTACAACCAACACCCCCATGTGCATGTCTGATAGCATTAAATCGAATGACCTTTTCCGGTGGAATAATTTTTAAAACATCCTCAATCTGCTGTTTGCGGTCTGTACGATGTTCTAAGTTAATGTAGACAACTTTCTCAACAAATTCAAACATGCTTGTTAAATACTAGTATTGTATTTTTAAACCAATAAGCACCTGAGACGTTATTTCTTAAGTTCTGACTTTCGCCATTATTGTATGTATACCCCATTGACTGGAACTTAGAAATGACATAATCATTATTCTGGCAATTTACATGACCTAGACCACCCTGTCCAACAACAGCCCAAGAGAGTACCAGAACACCACCAGGAGAAATATGTCTATCAATTGTCTTTAGAAGAGCGTCTTCATACTGCTTAGGAACATGTTCACATACTTCTAGACAAAGCAAAAAGTCAACAGGATCAAGTTGAAAATCAGCTGTTAAATCTTGAACTGAACACCATGGAATTTTAGATGTTACAGGATTACCATCATATCCAAATGTCTCGATACCATTTTGTCTGAAGTTCTGAACATATTTTCCAGGGCCACATCCAAAATCATATGTTTTTGTAGAAGTTGTCTGTTTTGCATACACAACTAATGCATCTGATAGTCTAGGATCGTACACATGTTCCTCTTCAAAACGCTGACCTTCAAAATTCCAAAACCCGGTTTGAGAAATCATTTACTATATTTATGATAATATAATGTCTACAAACATTAAATGTCTTTAATAACTCAAGATCTAACTAGCAACTTGAGGATATCTTTAAAATATCTGTATAAAACCAATCCAACTGACAAATTAGTTTGTGTAGAAATTGGATCTTTTGAAGGAATTGGCAGTATACTAATTCATCATACTCTATGTAATAATCCTGAAAGTCAGTTATTTTGTATTGACCCATTTGATGATGAGTATGTAAAGGGTAGCGCGACATTATCATTCTGGAACTCGGCATGTAAAGGTCAAAAAGAACGATTCTATCATAACACTAAAAATTATACTAAAATAGTTCCAATGGAGGGATATTCTGATGAGATGATCTTAAAGCTTGAGGATAATACTATTGATTTTGCATATATTGATGGTGATCACAGCCCAGAACAAGTCTATAAAGATGCATGTGGTATATTTAAAAAGATGAAAGTTGGTAGTATTATACTTTTTGATGATTACTTGTGGTGTATAAATGGAATCAGAACACAAGACGGAGTAGATAGATTTCTTTTAGAGTATTCGGGAAAGTATGAACTATTGTTAAAGAATTATCAACTTGCAATAAAAGTTACTCAAGCACCAACCTAGGAACGATGTACATTGCTTGACGCCATGAAATTGGCTTTTAAGGATACTGAACTGTTATTAACCAATGATAGACCAACTCATTCCTGGAAAAACTTATTATCTTTATGGATTTAGTAGTTGTCCTTCCATGGAAACTGTAACAAGAAGAAGATTTGTTGGACTACACAATGGCCAACCAATATTTTACAATAAGAAGTTTGGCAATGTGGTCTATAGAACAGACTTATGGTATATTACTCGAACACCAATCTAGGAACAATGTGCATTGCTTCTAGTTCCTGACACCAGAGCTTCATAGCATAAGGAATTGTCTTCATCTCAAACTCAGTTTGGACTCCACATGTACCGCAGTCGTAAAGGGAAGCTTCCTTGTTTACTACTGCCAGGACTCCGCAATTCTTACAGAACCCGGTGTTAAACGGATCAGAAACATCCATCAATCTCTCCTTGGTAAACATTGCTGTTCCGTGGGAAAGCATACAATCACGTTCCATCTCACCCACACGCAGACCACCATCCCTGCTTCGACCCTCGCAAGGTTGACGAGTGAGCGATACAATTGGTCCTTTGTTTCTCGAATGAATCTTATCAGACACCATGTGCTTGAGTCGCTGATAGAATGTTGGACCCATGAAGATTTCTGCCTCCATCATCTCACCAGTCTGACCATTGTACATGATCTCATTGCCATACGGATGCATACCAAGCTCTATCATATGCTTGCGCAAATCTTCGATCTTCAAATGAGAATACGGTGTTCCATCACCCATGGTTCCTTTCTCAGTACAAATCTTGCCAAACATGGTTTCCATCAGCTGAGCAATTGTCATTCTAGAAGGAACTGCATGAGGGTTCATGATGATATCTGGACGCAGACCAGATGCCGTGTATGGCATATCCTCCTCATTCAGGATGATACCACACGTACCCTTCTGGCCGTGACGAGAACTTACCTTGTCTCCAATTTCTGGAACACGTTCAGATACAGCTCGTACCTTGATGAACGGATATCCATCTGAGTTCTTATCCTGCCAGACACCATCAACACGACAAGCTTCTGCTCCCTTGTGAGTTGTGCTCGAATCCCGGAATGTATAACCATGAGAATCCGACTTCAAATTGGTTACCTTGCCGATAACAATATCATTTGCTTGGATGATAGAGTTTACTGCAGGCATACCATTCTCTTGAATTGCATGATAGGATGAATTTTTGTATCCACGAGTATTCTCACGACGCGCCTTGGCAAACTTCTCCTCCTTGCCAGAAGCTACATTGCGATGCTCTTCATCTTTATAGATAGTGTAATACAGTGATCTGAATAGGCCACGGTCCAGTGCTCCTTTGTTCAAGATGACTGAATCCTCCTGGTTGTAGCCTGAATAGATTCCAATAGCAACAATTGCATTGTAACCAAATGGCATTTCCTGGATTTTCATTACGTTCATCATGCGTGTTTCCACAAATGGACGCATAGGAGAACAAAGCACATAACCATTCTTATCCAGACGCTTTGAATAGTTCTTGGCATACAATCCCATTGCTTGCTTACCCATGGCCGACTGATACGTATTACGAGGTGACTGATTGTGATCAGACATCGGAATTGTACTAGCCATGTGGCCTAGCATCAGTGATGGATGAATCTCGCAGTGAGTATGTTGGGCTGTTAACTCCGATGGCATCATTGAAATACGAACTGTATCTGACTCTGCAGAGTCAATGTACTCAACATTCGTCTTCACCCAATCATTCCAATTAGATGAATCTGGCTTAGGTAGAATTGCTCCATCTTGAACCCTGAACAATGGACGAACAATACGACCACCGTCTGTTTCAATACTGATCTCCTGCTTGGTTACACTCCAAGTAATTCCAGAATGAGGATGGAGAACAAAGTTGCGCTTAGCTTCCTTGAGAATGTTAAAGACCACAGCTGGCTTTTGAGTATAAGCAACGATGACTCCGTTAATTGAAACTGGAGTTCCACCGCTGTTGCTCAGGTCAGTAATCCAGTCTACTTCAGCTGTATCAATTAATCGCATTACAATCATGGAAGGAGTATGTTGAGAGATAGAAGTCATCATTGACATTGCTTTCACAATACCAACCGAATGACCCTCTGGAGTCTCTACTGGACATACATATCCAAAGGACGTGCCGTGTAATTTGCGGGGAGCCAAGAGCTTACCCGACTTCTCCACAGGAGTCTGAATGCGTCGAAGATGAGAAACTGTGGCAAGGTAAGATAGACGGTTCAAAACCTGGGACACTCCAACCTTGGTGGCAGTAGATCCAGCATTAGCTGGGCCTACACCCTGAACCATGAAGTTACCTGTTGCCAGAGCTTGCTTGAGCTTTCCTTCGATTGTGGACACCTTGAGAATCTTGTACAGATTATTGATGTTCAGCACCTCGAGTGGGCGTGGCTCGCCTTTCTTCCAGATATCATTGTTTACCTCATGAACAAACTTGCCACGAACATCCTTACAGACCTTCTGAAACAGCTGACGGAACAAATGTGTCAATAAGGCACCAGTTGTAACCACCCGTTTGTTAGGATATGCATCTCGGTCATCTAACTTAATTTTTCCCTGGGAAGTCAGAATGAGACGCTTAATCATGAGAGAAATCAGAATACACTTACGAGACTCAAATGTCTGCTTGGATGCAGTATCTCCGCCGAACTTTACGTGAGGCAGAAGTTCAGTCTCCAAAAGCATGCGTACATACTCCTTTTTGTCCTCCATACTTGTCCCGTACTGTAGATGATGAGATAGATACTCGATGGCATCATTGCGACTGTAGACCTTGATATCTGAGCACTCACGGAAGGAAGCCGTAAGCGAATCGTATTGCTCTACATTGGTTCCCCAGACCAACTTAACGATATCCTGGTCTGCCTCTAGTCCCAGGGCACGAAAGATAACCATCACTGGAATATCTTCACGAAATCTAGGGAAGCAGGCAGTTAATGGCTGACCAAACCCATTGAACTTGGTATTCAGGCGAATCTCAAGCTTCTTGGGAGGCATAGTGAATGACTCGTGAAGAGACTTCAATTCTACCGTATGTGTGTACTTTGCTGCCGTCTTCTTGGAAGCGAATACCATGATACGGTTATCTGCAACCTTCTCCTGGCACAAAATCGTACGCTCTGACCCATGGATAATGAAATAGCCAAATGGATCATTAGGACACTCGCCAAGCTCCTCATAGGAAATAGGATAGTCTTTCATGATACACAATGATGATCCAAGCATAACTGGAATCTTGCCAAGGGAAATACCCTCAAATACACGAGACTGTTCAGTGAAGGTATCTAATTTTTCACCAGCATACATGCGAGTCACGAACCGAACATCTGCAAACATCTGAGCTGCATATGTAAAGTTGCGCAAGCGTGCTTCCTGGGGAAACATAGGCTTCACACGACCAGTGGCCTCATGAATGCGAGGCTTGATATATGTGATATTCTCAAATGTGAGTCGGAACTCGTATTTATACTTCTTTGTTACCTCGTCTTGCTCATGCCACACAACGATGGGCGCTGTAGATGATACAATCAGAGGAAGCTTGTTGCGAATGAAATCTTCATATGACTCAATTTGGTGCTCTACTAACTTTTGGGGTCCCTGATTCACGAAGAACGAACGAATTGCTTCCCAGTCCATATTGTTTAAGAGCAGTTCCACGTAAATCATTCTCTATCCATTTTTAACAAAGGAATGGACAAGAAAACCATAACGATCCAGAAGGTAGGATCCGAAGAAAAAGCTCCTGAACCTAAATCAGGTGGACGTAAAACTCTGAAGACCTTTCCTCGAGGAGTTCTAAAGAAGCCATCTAAGTTTACACTGAAGGGTGTTACTGACCCAGCAAAGGCTCCTCCTTTAAAGAAGGGTACAAAAAAGCATACATTGCGCATGTTAACAGAAAAAGGTCATAGGAAACATCGCAAGACACTTAAGCGTCGTATTTCTAGCATGAGTGATGCCAAAATTCAAGATATTGTTCAAAGCAAGGGACTGGTTCGTAATTCAAAAACACC